TAGATTATTCCCTAATAATCGCCTTCAATTTTCAGGTAGTCAATTAACTAAAAGAAGGGAGCTATTAACTCCCTTCTAATTATGAAAAGATTAAACTACTAATTCAAATCCTGGCTTGAATCTAAGGTCATTCAATACATAAACACCACTAGCAATTTTAGTTCCAATTGCAGAAGCAGATAGGTCTACTGAAACATAAGCAAAGTTATTAGCAACATCAAGTGCAGCGCCTTTGACTTCAAAAACTGCACAACCTGGATCAGTTGTGAAGATAGATGAAAGATCATAAGTATCTTCTTTAACTGCCACTTTATGCTCGGTAAATGCGGTTGTAGCAATTGCACTAACTTGAGTATAATAGCTATAATCAACTTCTAATGCTTTTGAATTTCCACCGACTTCAGCGTCATGTTGTAACAATTTAACTTCTACTGTTCCAACGGTTGAATCGCCAAAAACAAGAATGGCCGCTAATGCATCAGTAAGATCCATTTTCATTCTTTTACCAGTAATACCAGCGCCAATATTTGCTGGAGCAGCAATTTGTCTAATCGTATTGTGTTCTAAAAATAATCCATTCATTTTAATATCCTTTTTTCAAAAATTAATTATGCTCTAGCTGCCAATGACACTAATCCTGACATTTTATAAGCACCACTCTTTGTTTCTACAGGTGCTTTAAATGGACAGGAACCCGCTATCCGCAGGCTAAACTTGAACGCGACCAAATCACGATCAAAATAAAGATGTGTGCTGACATCAGATTTAATTCCAGCAGTTTTAACTACAGTTGTGTAATAAGAAAGGTCAACAAAAGCGATATCGCCAACGCTTCCTACCGCAGGATTTTGCATTAATGGAAGAATAGGACGGCCCATTAATGTTCCGTATGGTGTTCCGGCCAAACCTTGTGGGCCAATATAAACAGGAACTGGACTTGTAGCTGTAAGGTCAAATTTCATCAATCTTAATTGCTCCATAACTTGTGGATGAATCAACCAAACTGATTTACCAATGCTCATAGGAAGCATTCTTGAATACATCTTGCTGATGTTTTCAAAATTGATTGTTTCTTTAACTTGAGCAGATTCCTTTGGAACACTGAACATAAAACCAGAGTTTAAGAAGCCAAGTGGCTTACCAACACCGTCACCAGATACGATGGCCATATTTATTTTGTGAACCATAGCTTCTGGAGCTTTTGCACGAATATAAGATTCTAGAGCAGAAGCATCAGACAATAATTCATCAGATACTTTTACCATTGCTGTCAACTTGTGAAGCTTATAATCAACATTGCCAAATTTATGTTTGCTATCGGTATATTGAGCAGCTTCATTTTCCCAATAAGCTTGAATGCCTGTACCATCCCAAGGAGCTACTTCATCAACTGGCAAGCTTAGGTTATTAGATGCAGTTACCAATTGAGTTGTTCTAGGAAGAAGAGATTCATCTCCCTGGACTTTTGAAAGAATAGCTGAACGGAAATCAGTAGGGATTAGAAATCCACCGTCTTGAGCTGAACTTTCTAAAGCTGTATTTTGGAAACGACGATCAACATTACCATTACTTGAGCTTACAACTGCTTTAAGAAATTCGCCAGCGTTAGTAAATCCACCATTTCTTTCAATCATATTTTCCCCGCCTGATACTCTTACTGCTTTATTTTCAATTACGGCCGGAGTTACTTTTCTTGTGGAAACATTTGCAGAAGCTTTCATTGATTCTACTTTTTCTTTAGCTTCAATGTTTTTTCTGATTGTTTCATATTCTGCATTAAGATCGTTGATTGATTCAACGTCTGCATCACTAAAATTTTCTACTGCATTAAATTCTTCAAGTTTAGCAACAATTTCAGCTAAACGGTTTTTCATTGCTTCAAGGTTCATTTTGGTCTCCCATGTTTATTATTAAAAAATTACTTCGTTTTTGGAATAACTGCGCTTGAAGCGAGTAAATTTCCAACATTAGAACGTAAATTATTTATTTTATTTTTAATGTAATCATTCTTGGATTTAATCTTTGGCATATCTTTCAACCAATATGCTTTATCACAACATGCTGCAATATTTAATTCTTCATCACTTGCCATTAACTCATCAGCAAAGCCCAAAGATTTTGCCTCTTCTGCATCCATCCAAGTAGCTTTGGCCAACATGTTTCTTAATTCCGATCGATCTAGTTTTGTTTTCCGTTGATAGATGGAAAGAAGTTGTTCTTCCACATCGTCTAAACGTTTTATCATTTCTTCAAAATCAGCCGAATTACCATAGGCCATCGTCATAGGTTTGTGGATCATCATTAAAGCGCCCTCGCCCATAACAATCTTATCCCCTGCCATTGCTATGATCGAAGCAATAGAAGCGGCCAGGCCGTCTACATAGACAGTAATTTTTGCCGGATGTTGCTTAAGACGGTTCATTATAGTAATGCCATCAAAAACATCTCCACCAGGTGAATTAATCCTAAGCGTTATTTCTTCAGTATTTGGATCCAATTTTTTCAATTCTTCATTAAATGATTTTGCGGTGATTCCTTCTTCCCAGAATCCTCCACCGATAACACCATAAATAGAAATTTCAGCTTTTTTAATAGATTTATTTTCAATAGATAACGGTTTTCTAAAGTTTAAAAGTTTTGGCATTTTGTTCCCCTTGACTTAAAGAATAAGGGGAAATGGTTAGGATTACAAAGGAAAAGTTAAACCGACAGTATTCCCCTTGACTCATAAACGCTTGTTTCAGTTTTTTGTTGGATGAATCCAGCGAACGCCATTAGTATTGAAATCGCAATATCTATTTTTAATTTCTCATGGCCTTTTCTTGGGAATACATTTCCGTTTGCATCTTCCTTGGCAACAACATTAGACATGCACCAACGTAATATTGGATTACCGTCATGCTCGACATTACCTGACCTAATTGCTGCATCTAATGACTTCATAGTTTCGGAAAAATTTGCCGTAGTCATTCTGAACTCGACCATATTTAATCTTTGTTGTGCCATATTTTGCGAGAAAGACGCAGCATTCCATGGATCGTAAAAGACTGAATCGAATCGATATTGACGAGACATTATTAATAAATCACTTTCTAGTTGGGCATAATTAATTGCTTCGCCCTTTGTAGCAGTTAGAAATCCTTTACCAATGCATTCTGGATAAATTGAGTTTTTAGCTTCTTTGGCCGTTACTTCTGGAATATAGGATTTTGAAAAAATATAGTATTTATTGTTACGTTTAAAGACAAAACCAAAAGCAGTTAAGTCAATTTTTGATGCTATATCAATCCCGACCATACACTTTTCATTTGCAAAACTTTCTATTCTAAGATTCTTATTTGCACAAGCATCCCATTTATTAATATCGAAAAAAGCATGGGCCTCGGAGATCCAAAGGTTAAGATGCTTTATTTTAAAGTTGGCCAGGTCTTGGGGATTCTCTCTTGCCTTGAGCGCCTTTGCTCGAAAATTAATAGGGTCAACTGATATACCAAAATTGGGGTTGGCCTTAATCCAATTCTTTTCATCAAATGGATCATCTTTCTCATCGATACAATATACCGCACTAAAAAAAGTTTCGTCATTAACTTCTCCTAAAGCTACTTTTTTGGCATAACACGATTGAGAAAAACCTACTCCTTCAACATCATACCCAGCGGTTGTAATACAAAGCAACAAAGAATCGCGGCGTTTAGACATCCCACTGTCTAGCGTTTCAAAAGTATTTTTCTTCATTGCATGTAATTCATCGGCAATGACCAATACGTCGGATTTTCCGTCAAGTCCTCCAGCTTCACTGGAGACGGCTTTAATATGCGAATCAGTTGGGGTATGAACAATTTGATGGGCCAATACCTTTACGCCTGTCTGCTTGAGAAATTCCTTATTAGATCCGGCCATTATCCTGGCAGAATTAAGAACAATTGTTGCTTGCTCTCTACGTGTGGCCGCGCATGAGACATGATTACCTTGGGGATTATCTAAGCGCATGAAGTAGATTGCAGCTTGTGACGCCATGCAAGATTTGCCTTGTCCTCTCGCGACCTCTAGGTGCGCTGTCCTATATTTCCTATTCCCTGTTTCCTTAGAATACCAGCCAAGAATATTCATCCATACCCAGTGTTGCCAAGGTTCATAGATAATATAATCGGTATCCCATTTACCAATCGCATGTTTGAATTTTTGGACTAACGTAAGGAATCTTTCTGCAATATCGGCACGAAAATAATAATTGGTATCTGGATTTTCTTGCCAGGTTTTAATATCCCTTAAGTATCTTTCACAAGCGGCAACAATATAAATATTCGCAGTTATTTTCCCAGCAAGGATATCTAAAGCATATTGGTGTCCTTTATTAACGTTAGGGCAATTAATAAAGTGTTGATGCTGCGCTGATGGTTGGGGCCGCACTAATGCTTGGGCCGTCCCAGATATTTTCTTCTTCCTCGGAGGCATTCGGTTTGTCCTTAGATAATTTAATGTCTAGTAGTTTGCAGTATTGAACTATGTTTTGAGATATTTTATTTCTTATGCTGATTTCGGGGTAAGGTTTAGGCCCTTCAGGCCCTTGGAAAGAATAGCCATTTTCTTTAACGAATTTGGTTAATGTTTCATATTCTTCTAGAAGATCGCAAAGAATTTCTACGGCCTTCAAATGACCTTCTTTGAAGTTATCCCTTTGGGTAATCTCCGTACAAAATATTCTCCAATTTTTGCCCCAATTATAAGTTTGGTTCTTTTTTGCGGGGTAGTATCGCCCAGTATTTGGGTATTCTCCTGAACCGAAATTTTTCTCATCTTTTTCCATAGATTTCCTATTTTTAATAAATACAATAAGAAGTTTACCTAATTTTCCCAGAATTTACATACTACTTTTGGTTAAAATGAAGAGTTTGTGCCGAGTTTTGCCGAGTTTGTGCCGAGTTTTTTTTAATGATGTGCAACAAAGCATTAAATTTGCAACACCGTGTAATTTTTACCCATTTCCTTGAAACTTATATTTCGGGTAAGTCCGAC